GATGTTGGTGATCGATAGAATCAAATTTGTCAATCGTTCCTCCAGACATACCAATAATTTGAGGAGAACTTTTTGCTGTGTCAAGAGAAAGACGACCTAAAACTTCACCATCTCTAGTAGAAATAGTAGATGTACTAGTTCCTCCAGCTTTAACACTATCATATGCTTGGTTCTCAGAATCTTTACCTAAACGATCATCCAAAGTTCTTGCATGATCTGCAACAGAAACTTTTGGTAACTCTGTTCCTTTTGCTGAAGATCTTTTTGTTTTTACAACTAAAACTTTTCCTTGTCCAGGAGGATTTATATTAAAAATACTTTTAAATAAATTGTGTTGACCTGATTTACCTTCGTTATAAATTCTTTTTGTTGCATTATGAAAAGCATCCATAAATCTAGCGCCAGCATTTGTTTTACTAGATTTAATAACATTATCGTAAACATTAGCTAAATTTTTTATATGTTTATCATGATCTTTTTCAGAAATACCATTTTTTAAAAAATGATTTCTTAATTCGTTTCTAAATTTATCATGTCTTTTAGCGTCTTTTCCGCTTTGTAAATTTGAAGCATATCTACCTAATTTTGATAATGCAGTTTTGGAAAATTCCCCTGTGTTTTTATCTTGTGCGAATCCTGCAGCATTTAATGTTCTAGCTACTTTTTCATCTTTTAACCCAGAAGAACCATATCCTTTCATTAAATTTTCATATTCAGAATCTAAATTTTTATCTCGTTCTCCAAAATTTTCAACATGTGCTTTTTGAACATGATCTATTAATTTTTTAGCATTAGTTTGAGTTAATTTTGTTGGTTTGTCTTTTTCTTCTGCTGAATACTTCAACGAAATATGATGCCAACCTTTTTTAGTATTTACTAACATGTCTGCTGGAGAACTATATCCTGAAGCAGCTTCTGCAGTTTTTCCTGAAGCGTCTGGACCAGCCCAAACGGGTTTACCAGTTATGCCTCCAGAAATATTATGGATATGATTAATTGTTGCTAAAGCTGAATGATGAGAATCCCAAAGAGTTCGATCTGCTTCTTTGTGTCCTATTTCTTTAGCAATATTTTGTATTGCGTCTTTAAAAGGATGATTTTTTTCTATGTTTTTTGGATCTAAATGTTGTTCTCTAGATAACTCTTGAATTGCTTTTTTATGATCTTTATGTTTGTTTAATAATTCATGATATCTATTAAAAGCGTGAACAAAGGCTAATTCGCTTAATCTTCCTCTGAAAGAAGTCATAGAACCAGAATCTTCTTTTTCTTCAGTGATTAATTCAAGATATTGAGAAAATGCTAACATATAAACCTCGTTTTAATATATATTTCTCATATTTATAAAAACAAAAAAGGGGAGTAGGTTTCCCTACTCCCCGAACTCTGTCTAACAAAAATATGGTCTGGCGGAACCCCACCGTTTTCTCCAGACTATTCCGTTGCCCCTTCTATGATGGCTCGAGCCGCTTCCACTATTGTGGACTACATATTTTTGCTGTTATTATTTAGTGAAAAATTAAGGCCATTTACAAGAAATTTAGGCGAAATTTCAAAAATTAATTTGTTTTTATATTTGGTTTATTTGCCACAAACGCAGGAGTGTGACCATCAAAACCACCACCAAGATTCAAATGTTTCATCATTTTTCTTGCCTGTTCCTTTGTGTCAGCGACATAGACGTAATGACCCGTCTGCTTTTCCTCAACAACATAACTTCCACCGACTTCAATAGTGCTGTAATTAACTGCCATGACCCATCTCCTGAATACATTTACGAATTTCGTTAGTGATTAGTTCTTTACAATAGGAACACTCTGGCGTCCATGCAAGCATATTAAGAACCTGTTCTTCAGTTGGTTCTGTTCCATAATTTAGAACCGCCTTGATGTCAACAGTATCAATATAGTTACAGGAACATACAATCATCTTATTCTCCCTGTGACATTGCTACTGCTCTATGATAATATCGCTCATAGATACCCAATCGGTCTTCCTCGGAATAACAATCAGGAATAGGAAATCCTTTTACTTTTATCCAAATATCATCTGCCATTTTTAATTTAAATTTCCTATCATTTTCTTCAATAATATTTTGAAACACATCAGCTGCTGCTTGTTCAATTATATTATTATCCACCCATGAAGGTATACCGATTAGTTCTTTTATTTCGTCGGTTGTCATTGTATTACTTGAAGCCCTCGAACTTGGACCTGTCGAATTTACTCCTTGGTTTGTGTCGTTCATTTTCCTCCTCCATGAACTTGCCCTTATCCATCACTGGGCGATCATCTACTAATCCTTCCTGCGCTGATTGATCTACGTCATAAAGACGCATCTTACTACGATCAATCCCAACAATAAACCTACGATTAGATCCAGGATCAGAATAACGATTCTTCAACTGTTTAACCATTATTTGATTTAATGATTCCAGTTCCTCTGAAGAAATAAGAGCGAACATAAAATCAGCAGTTGCTGGCAGACCAAAAGATTCTGATGTGTCCTCCAATCCAACGTCGCTGTTAGAATATCCTGAGCGAGTGGTTTGCGTTGCTGAGACGATTGGAACATTGTGTTCAACGGCCAATCCTCTAAGTTCTTCTGCGATAGCTTTAACCAAGGTGTAAGAATTGACATTGGATCCATGTTTAATCCTCGATGATAGACAAATATTTAGATAGTCAATGTAAATAATGTCAGGTATAAAGTTCTTCTTGATCTTCAATTCATTAAGAAGATGACGGAAGTTTGCTGAACCAGCACAAGCAGTAGGATATTCCTTGATGATAAGTTTACCAGTAATCTTTGACTTTAACTTATCAATCTTAACATCATAAGATTGCTTGGGTATCATCTCTAGTTCATCAACAGCAATATCTAGTAGGTTGGCATCAATTCTTTCGGCAATACGTTCTTCTGCCATTTCGAGGGTGATGTATAAGACGTTATTGCCTCTTGAGAGATTGGCGGCTGCACAGTGACACATGAATAGACTTTTGCCAACTCCGGTTCCGGCGAGGGCAATGTTGAGGGTTTTGTTGGGAAGACCACCGTTTGTGATGACATTAAAGTAGTCGAGATCAAATGGCACTCTCTTTTCTTTTCGATGGTAGAACTCATAGCGTTCATCGGCATCATCAATAAAGTCATGGCCAATGTGAGTGTCAAAAGAAACTGCCAGGGCATCTGTAAGAATTTGTGGAATAGAACCTTTAGAGATAGAACCATTTTTCTCATCCATAATTTTAATAGACTTCATGATGCCAAGATACAATGCTTTATCTTGACAAAACTTTTCAGTCTGATCAAGCAACCAATCCAACTTAGAATCAGTCGCCTCAAGAGAAGTAATAATCTCTTTTCCGTTCTTGAATGTATCATCATTCAATCCATCTTTATTAGATAGATCGATTGCTAGTGCTTCAATACTAGGAAAAGAGTTATACTTTTTTACATAGTCATCTACTAGATCAAATACAACACGCTCTGAATAATCCTGAAAATACTCTGCCTTTAGAAAAGGAATAACCTTTCTAGCATACTCATCATTATGTAATAGATTAGATAGGATTACTCTTTCAATGCTCATTTATTCTCCTCAGTCCTCATCATTATAAACTAAACTGCCTTCAGTGTCAAGCGAATACTTGCGTTTGATATATGCAGCGAAATCTGTTTTCTGAAATAGAGTTACCCAAAAGTCTCTATTGTCCACGATTTCATTCGCTCGATAGTTCTTTCCATCGATTTCACCAGTCGTGCGATCCACAACGGCATACCATCCCACCTTTGGCTTAACGATATAGCCTCCATCAATGGCCACGTCAAGAAGACCACTCCAACGATTAATCCCGCCCTCATAATTAACAGTGATTGGGATTTTAGATTTTTCACGTACGTAACGAGACTTTTCCACATTGATAACAAAGTGATAACCAGAGATTTCTGTTCCATCTTTATCTTGCTGCCTTCCTAGAATCCAAATATTATCAGCGCCATAATAAGCACCAGTCCCACCACCAACTACTGCCTTGGGGAACATACCGATTTCCATATACGTATGATTAACAGCAACCAAAGGAATATCCTTTAGTGTAAGATGCGGTGTAATCATTCGGAACAATGACTTCAGCTGCTTTGCACGAGACATATCAGCAACTGACTTCTCATTCATAGCATCTTCAACTTCTTTCTTGGATGCTAGATTACCAATAGAGTCAACAATGATAAGAACCTGATCATCTCTCTGCAGTTCCTTCAGCTGCTTCATAATATCAAACTTCAATTCTTCAACATCAGTGATAGGCGTATGAACAACAGAGTCAAGAGGAATGTTAAACTTATTAAAGTATGACTGTGGTGTTCCAAACTCTGAATCATAGAATAGAATTACACCATCAGGATACTTCTTCAGGAATGATGATGCTAGAAGCAAAGCAAATCCTGTCTTGAAGTGCTTTGATGGACCAGCAAGCATTGTCAGCCCAGGAGTGATACCACCATCGACAGTTCCTGACAACGCTACGTTAATCATAGGAACTGGTGTAGGAATCATGTCCTTCTTTGTATAAACCTTACTGTCTGTTAATGTTGAAGTAAGTTCAATTGTGGAATTTTTAATTAAACGATCTTTTAATGACATTATCAACCCTCTATAAGTTTATCCATTTTCTTAATAAACGCATCAATCTGTTTTATACGAGCTTTACCTTCCCACTTTATTATATCCTTATCTGGGTTCTTTTTCAAGTTATTAAGCAAAGGCATAATCATATCTCTAATTGTAGCTGCTTTATCATTTACCTGTGTAGAAACTTCTACTTTTAATTCGTCTTCGGAAGTAAATCCGAAATCCCATTCTTCTTCACTCATGAGAAAAATTCCTCCAACGTTGATTTTGGTTCTGTGTTCCAATCAATAACAGAAGTTATAGATATTAACGGATCCAAAAATGATTTCTGAAATTGTGTTTCGCGATCAATATACTTATCAAGAAACTGTAACGCATCAGGCAGTTCATCAGGCGCAGCAATGACAGTGTCATGCATAGGATTAGGAGTTTTCAAATAAGCAAACTTAATCTTATCGCCATCAGAAATTTCTGCCACATTTTGAATAGTGTTGTTAGCAATAAATTGATTAAACAACAACGCACCCTTTACGTGAATTGGAGTACCAGAAGCATAGATATCTTTCTTTCTATAATACTTCTCCATTCCTTTAACGCCACGAGGAAAGGCTACCTGTTCAAATGGTAGAGTCATAAACTCTTCACGAAAATCAGAAATAAACTTATGTAATTCTAATTCATTACCATTCATAATTATACTGAGAGCTTTAACAATGTTATCTCGACAAACTACAGGAGTTGAAGATCTAACAGCCTCAATACCCTGCATCTTTAGTTTAGGTTCAGAATATTGAACACCTTCAACATTCCAAGCATTGAGGATATACATCTTCTTTGCTTTCCAGATGCCTTTGTTAGCGATAGTTTCACGCTTCATCTGCATTTTCTGCTGATATGCATTCATATATTCTGCTAGTTCTTGATAACATCTGTCAATATATGGCTGTATCTTTTGTTCACAAAACTGATCTATTGTATTAACAATTTTTAATTCATCATGCTCTTCGCCAAGAAAAGCGTTAGAAACCAGTTCACTCATTTCAACATAGATTGAGTCAGTGTCAGAGGCAACAACATAATCTTTATTTTCTGTCTTCATTGCCTTGTTCATAAATTCGTTCATCTTTTTCTCGATCCAACGAATAGATAACTGACCGGACATAGTGATGGCTTCAGCATGATAAAAGTTAAACCAGCGAAAATATTGATTCGCCAATGCGCCATAAGCAGAGTTTAACTGAATCTTTTTGGCCATTTGAAGATTGTGATATCGAGCAATTAACTTTTCGTCTTCCTCGTTTTTATTGTTTTCATAACGTTGCTTCGCTTCAAGCATCAACTTTTTATACTTGGTACGATCATTATACATACGCTCCATGAGAGCAGGAAGAAACCCTTGATTGTCTTTTCTATATGCACAACCATTCGCTGCATATGTCAATTTATCATAACGATCGAAGTCAACCTTGTTCAATAGACTATCGATAGAAGGCATTGATGCATGTTTAAGAACAAAAGTTTCAGGACTAATGTTATACTGCATGATAAGATGTGGATACAGACTGTTTAAGTCAAATGATACAACCCACCTACTCAAACCAATCTTAGGTTCCTTAACGAAACCACCAACCAGAGAATCAGTCATCTTCTGCTTTGTCATGAAAGGAATGACGGTATTATGTTCAAGAAGATAATTATGGATAATAATATCCCATGGACGCACAGTTGTCATAACATCGTTATAATTAACTTTGGCGTCATATGCCATGGCCATAACCTGCTCTAGAAACTTCATCTTATCATCAAGACGATCAACCAGAACACAGTCATGAATATTATACTCAATAAACTTTTGATGATTGTTTTTATATAATTCTAATAAATTACCATATTCAGAATAGTCAATCTTCTTTTCGCCCAGTTCAATCTGAGCAATGTAATCTAGTTTGTATGATGGTTGGTTACCAAATGTAAACTTACGATACAGCTGGTAATAATCAAGAACAGTAATTCCTGCTGGTGTATAACTCTGATTTTCTTTACCACGAAACTCTACAATCTTCTCGTCCAGAATACGCCATGGAGATAATTTTTTAGCTTCAGTTTCATTAAATAAAACTTTGATCCTATTAACAATATACGGAATATCAAAGAACTCAATGTTCCATCCTGTCACAATATCAATGTCTAGTTTGTTCCACCCGTCGAGAAACTGTTGGACAAGTTCGTATTCGTCTTTACATTTGATGTAGTAGGTATTAGGGTCGGCGCTGGTAAATTCGCCACAACCAAAAACAAAGTTACGATTACGGCTGCGAATAGTAATCGCAGTAAGTGGCTTATCAGCCTTTTGAATGTCTGGGAAACCTTCATCGGCAGCACACTCAATATCTATCGTTGCAATTCTAATTTGTTTAGGATCATAGTCAATATCTCCCTTAAACGTATCAAAGATATAAAGGTATGGCCATGTTGTTAGACCATAGATGTCCATGTTTGAAACATCTTTATAACGATCAATAAAATCTTTTGCTTCATAGATAGAATCAAACTCTAGTTTCTCAACTGGCTTGTTATCTAGAGTTTTATATTTTCCATTTGATTTGGGAATAAAAAGATAGGGATGATAAGGGATCTTATCAGTGTATCTAATCCCTTTATCATACCCTCTAACGTAAATATTATTTCCACGTTGAAATACGTTTGTATAAAATGCCATCAAACCTCCAAAAAGTGCCATCCGGACATAATTGTCCCACGGATGCGATCATATAGTATATGTGGGATTGACTGAAAAGTCAATCCCTTACTGGTATTTTACCTTCAAGTAGATCAAGAATTTCTTGACCTGATAATGTTTCATATGTCAATAGACCATTAGCAAGAGTATCTAACTGCTTTCTCTTTTTAGTTAGAATACCTTTTGCTGTAGCATATGCATTATCAAGAATCTTCTTAACTTCAAGATCAATAAGTCTCTGAGTTTCTTCAGCAACCTTTGGCCCATGGAATACATCAGCGCCAGGATCAGTGTAAGCAACGTTACCTAACGGTGAGAAACCATACTGAGTAACCATAGCACGAGCAATCTTTGATGCCTGTTGGATATCAGCAGCTGCTCCAGATGTAACATTATCTGAACCAAACACTAATTCTTCAGCAGCACGTCCGCCCATTGCCATAGCAAGATAAGCAATCATTTCTTTATAAGACTGAGAAATCTGATCACGCTCTGGTAGAGACTGAACCATACCAAGCGCACGTCCACGAGGAATAATAGTTGCCTTGTGAATCGGAACAGAACCTTCCATATTCAGAGAGACAAGAGCATGTCCGCCTTCATGATAAGCAGTCATCTTCTTTTCTTCTTCTGACATTAGAAGAGATCTACGTTCTGCTCCCATGAGAATCTTATCACGAGCATCATCAAACTCTTTTGCTGTGACAATTCTCATTGAACGACGAGCAGCAAGCAATGCAGCTTCATTGACAAGGTTTGCTAGATCAGCACCAGAGAAACCAGGTGTTCCCTTAGCAACAGTTCTAAGATCAACATCTGCTCCTAGTGGAACCGCTCTACTATGAACCTTTAGAATCTTCTCTCGCCCAATAATATCTGGATTGCTAACAGTAACCTGTCGATCAAAACGGCCAGGACGAAGCAAGGCAGGATCAAGCACATCCACACGGTTTGTCGCAGCGATGATGATAATACCTTCATTGTCATTAAAACCATCCATTTCTACAAGTAGAGCATTGAGAGTTTGTTCACGTTCATCGTTACCGCCACTAATGCCAGCGTTACGATTACGACCAACAGCATCAATTTCGTCAATGAAGATAATACAAGGAGCATTCTTCTTTGCTTGTTCAAACATATCACGCACACGAGATGCGCCTACGCCGACAAACATTTCAACGAAATCTGAACCTGATAGATGGAAGAAAGGAACTCCTGCTTCGCCAGCAACTGCTTTAGCAAGCAATGTCTTACCAGTTCCTGGAGGACCAACAAGCAGAACACCCTTGGGGATCTTACCACCAACTGCTTGGAACTTATGTGGCGCTGATAGAAATTCTACAACTTCCTGTAGATCTTCCTTTGCTTCATCAACACCAGCAACATCATCAAATTTGACATTAATTTCTTCTTCAGACAACATCTTGGCTTTTGACTTGCCCATGGTCATTGGACCACGACCAATACCACCACTGGTTCTACGAGACAACCAAACCCAAAGACCAAAGAAAACTATGACAGGCAATAGATTGATAAAGATACTAGTAAAGATACCTGTTTCTTCTGGTGGCTTTGCAGATACCTGAACCTTTTTACCTTTTAATTGTTCCATGAAACTGCCGATAGAAGGAACATAAGTTTGAAATGTTCTATTATCGGCAAAATGACCAGAAACTTCATTTCCAGAAATTGTAAGATCATGAACACGGTTTTCGTCAATCTGGGTAATTAATTCACTAAAATTAACTTCTCTCGAAACAGTTCTGTGATTTGTATTATCCCAGAGAGAATACAGGAAAATTCCTGTGATTAAAAACAACGCCCAAGGAGTAATCTTTCTCCAATCCATAATACTTTCCTTCTAATATTACCGCATCTACATTATAAATTATTGTTTAACAAAAGTCAAAGTATTTATCAACCTACACGAGCAGCCTGAAAATGCATCCCATCTGGTCTACGTTCCCATTCGCCACCCCATGTCCATCCTTCTTCTCTAAACGCCTTAACAATAAGAGAGTCCTTAGTAAAAGAATGCTTGTTATATCCTGGCTTTTTACCTAAACCATTATATGGAGCAGCGATGTCAATTGCTACACCATAAGCATGTGTAGAAAGAGAAGCACCACCACGCATATTACGAATATTCCATGCACCAGAGAAGATATGCAACTGTTGTGCTTTAATCCTATCATAGTCTCTTCCATTCTCATCCCACACATATGTAAGGACACGAATTAGAGAATCAGCACAACTCTTATTCATCCATGTTTTCGTAATTCTAATATCATCCATCCACATAGTATATGGTAGATTTACCTGAACCATATGCTTTCTAAACGCTCCACCATAATCAGGCGTACCAAACTTCTTACGTAACTCTGACTGAAGAGGCCAGACATTCTTCTTAAGTTTTGATACTGTTGGGACTTTAGAGTCAGCTACTGTATTAGTTACTGTGATGAACTTAGTTTCATCAGCTTCTTTAGTAGCAACCTGTGTGGTAT